GGGTCCAATACTCCCATTCTTGGATCGAATAGACCTCCAATTACTGGTTTATTATTAACATATGTATCTCTTGATACAATATTTGCTACAGACCCCTTTCTTATTTCTTCAGGAGATAATAAGCTAAATTGAATTCCTATGATTCTTGATGGATTCATTCTTGTATCGGTCATCTTATATTACTGGTATAATATTTAGATTGTTTTCAATTTAATTATTATCTTTAGTTTTTGAATTACAGAATGAAAAAATAAATTGATATAATAAATATTTAAAATATATGTTTATAATTCATATAATGCCATCCAAACAAGAAGACAAAGATCATAAGGTTAAAACGCCTAAAAAAACCCATGCGACGGGGCCTTCGAAAAAAAAGAAAAATTACAAAATTAACAAACATTCAGACAGTGACAGCGATAGTGACTGGTTGCCGCCTACAGATCATCATTCTGATTCAGAGGAGAGTGAGTCTATTGGAAATGAAGATATGAATCCAAGAGAATTGCAAAAATTTATTCAAAAGATCTTTCCATCTGATGCAGGAAAAGAGAGACTTCGACAACTAGAAAAAATAGACGACATGATTGATAAAACTAAAAAAAAAACGAAAAAATCCAAACCCCTCAAATCCAAAAAAAAGAAAAAAAGGATTGTTACTAAAAAAATAGAGGAAGAAGAAAGTAGTGATGATGAAATAGATGATGTATTGGTTTTAGACGATGACGATGACGAATACGATGAAGATGAAATTAAAGAAATGTTATCAGGTAATAATATGAAATTTAATATTATATTTACGGTGGAAGATACAGCTAATTTATGCGATTATGATGAAGATGAAGATGAAGATGAAGATGAAGATGAAGAAGAAGATGAAGATGAAGAAGAAGATGAAGATGAAGATGAAGATGAAGAAGAAGAAGAAGAAGCTGTAGATGAAGAGGATATCGTATCCACTAAAGATTTTAAGAAAAAGGTTAAAAAACAATCCAATAAATCTGAGGAAGAAGTAAAAAATACAATCAAAAAAAAAGGATTGGATAAATTCAAAGTGAAAGACAAGGTTTTAATTAAAGCAAGAGGATGGAAAGAGGAATATCAGGGAGTTATTACAAAAATTTGTACTCGCAATCGTTACGATATTAAATTAAATGATGATGAATTGGAGCAGAGAAAATGGAAATTAATCCATGCAAAATATATAAAACCCATCACGAAAGAGGATGAGGATTATATGGAAACGATTAATGATTTGCGCGAATTAGTATTGTTGCGCAAAGGAAAGGATAAAAAGGCCCTGATGTTACAACTTGATAAACTTTCAAAAGCAAATGAAAGAAAGATCAAAGAAAAAGCAAAGGATAAAATGACTAAAGATCAGATGAAAAATGTGGGGAAGCTAAAAAGAATGTTAAAAGAAAAGAATGTTATGAATGATTTTAAATATTTTAAAGATATGGATATAAGTGATCAACAAAAAATATTAAAAAAATTAAAGGAAGTGAATGAATTTGACAATGTGGAGAAACCTTATAGACTTTCATTACTTGAATCCGATATCCCAGTGCCATTTAAAGCCCAGGCTCTTAAGAAAATTAATATTTTGAACTACATGGAACCTGGTAGCGGTGAATATTATAAAATTAAGCAATGGGTTGATACTTTTATGCGCATCCCGTTTGGAAAACGAAATTCATTGCCTTATCAAATTTCAGATGGCAGGGATAAATGTGGTGATTTTATGGAACAGGCCAAAAAAACACTAGATGAATGTGTTTATGGATTAAATGATGCTAAAATGCAAATTATGCAATATATAGGACAGTGGATTGCCAATCCTGATGCAATAGCTCCTCCAATAGCAATTAAAGGTCCGCCGGGGACAGGAAAGACAACTCTTATTAAAGAAGGGATTAGTAAAATTTTAAATAGACCTTTTGCGTTCTTAGCATTGGGTGGTGCTACAGATAGTAGTTTCCTTGAAGGACATTCATATACGTACGAGGGAAGTTCATGTGGTAAAATTGTTGATATTTTACTGCAAAGCAAAACAATGAATCCCGTGATTTATTTTGATGAATTGGATAAAATTTCAGATACACCAAAGGGCGAAGAGATTACGGGGATTTTAACACATTTAACAGATACCACTCAAAATTCTCAATTTCATGACAAGTACTTTTCGAGTATTGATTTTGATTTGAGTAAAGTATTGTTTATATTTAGTTATAATGATGAAAGCAAAGTTAATAGCGTTCTAAGAGATCGAATGTATCGTATACATACAAAAGGATATGAATCGAAAGAAAAACTAACGATTGTGCGGGATTTCCTGATTCCAAAAATCGAGAAAAACATTAATTTTGAAAAGGGTCAGATAATTATTCCAGATGATACATTATCATTTATTATTACAGAATTTACAGAAAAGGAAAAAGGTGTAAGAAATCTGAAACGATGTCTAGAGATTCTATATACAAAAATAAATCTCTATACACTTATGAAGAAGGATAGTAAAATGTTTGATGGAAAAGTCGTATTACATATAGAGTTTCCATATACTATTAATATTGAAACGGTAAAGAAGTTAATTAAAACCAATGATGCAAATACTGTTCCATTTGGAATGTATATTTAATAATATGTTTATAGAAATTCAAAAAATATTCCTAAAATATCCGATTAATTAAATTGCAACGTCTGCTTTTTTTTATAAAAATTCGCATAATATGCTCTAAGTTGAGCAGCACGTTGAGGTGAAACATAAACGTGTCGTTGTTGTCGTTGTTCTAAAGGTTTAAATTTACGACGATTTAAATTAAATTGCGTAGAAGCACTGCTTCCACCACCACCACAAGCTGAACAAGGCATTATATATAATGTATTTAAAAAAAAATAATTATCTATATTAGATGACAAATAATTTATCGACAGAATTTTTAATTAATATAAAAGGTGAATATGAAAGAGAAATTTATACATTAAATAATATAATTTCCATTAAACAAGAAAGATTAAATGAAATTAACCAAATGTTATCATTTGCGTGTCAACATGATTGGCAAACTGATTATGTGGATGTAGATGTAGAAAGGAGTGAAATTATAAAATTTTGTAAAAAATGCGATCTAACATATAATACAGTAGCTCTCGCAACATAACGGTATGCTAGTGTGATAACAGCCCTTATTATCATTGAAGTGGGTCTTTTTGACTAGACAATCGCGACAAAAGTCATTTGTCCACGCATGGTGACGACACGGTCTTCGTTGTGAAAACCTACCACTATACATAATGTATTTGTCATTACATTTATCGCATATGGCGTATTTGGGTTGTTTCTGTTCATTAAACCAATAATAACTCATAGTTATTATTGATTGATCAAATATATTTAAATCTTTTTAAAATACTTCCGAGCACGTTCTATTACCGCCGCGCATATTAATATAGTCAACCTGTTCTTTCGTTACGCATGCGCATCCATCTGCAGAACTCACTGATGAAAATGGTGGTACGCAGCATTCGGGTTTAAATTCATTATCAGCAAAAAAGAACATCTCACCTGGGGGTAATGGTAAAACAGATCCGTGATTCGCTTCTAAATTTGGAGAAATGCTTTGTAAATGACGAGTATCATAAGAACCCTTTACGCCCGCTCCCATGTTATACGTAGGAGATGCTCCCATTTCACTAAACCCCTCTTTTACATCTTTAATGCTTATTTTTGCACATGAACAGAGCACAAAACATCCTAAAGTTATACCTATAACCACGCATAAAATAACTACAAAAGGTCTAAATTTCATTCCAAATAACTTCATTTCCATACTATACATATTTCATAGATAATATTTTAATTATTGTCTAGATAATCTACATTATCCTTTCTCCACAGTATAGATTCTAATCCACCATTATAATCAAAGAATATTGTACCATTTATTCTAAAGAATTTACTATTCGTGATAATATTATATAGTTTTTGAGGTTTCTCAACAGGTATGCCTCCCAAGTCAAATGTTGATACGCATCCTCCTAAATCTTTAGAATGTACCCTTAAATTAGGAGATCCTATAATCTTAAACCCGTTAATTTCGTATTCTTTGACATTATCAATATTTTTTCCGCTTATTTCTACAATTCCTAAAACTTGCTCGCCGAATCTCAACTGGTCATTAACTTGTATATCCTTGATTGGAATAGATCTCCCATCATCCAATTCTATTAATGTATTTGCATGGAATCCACATTCTAAAAATTCATGGATATGTTTTAAATCAAATTTTTTAGGCAAATGATCTTCCATTTTTTTACGTAACATAATTATATCCATATCATCTACTTCGTCCCAATCGAGAAATTTAATATTGTTAATATGAATTTTTTTAGTGGTGGTATTAATGCAGTATACAAACTGTTCATAATATTTACCGTAGTTAATGCTATCAGGATGATTTTTAACTTTTATTGTCCCCATTTTATTATCCAACAATGTATGTTCTCCTGTAACAATAATATTAGATAATGTAAACATTGTTTGATTTTTTGAGGAAGATTTGAAAGTGGCTGTTACTTCGCCACCATCTTCCAATATATCACCCAAGATTACGTCTTTAATTTTTTTAATCTCTCCGTTTTTCATTCGAATGGGAGTTTCTCCGTCAAAGCAAAATGAGTTATTTTCAATATTAGATTTATATTGCGTACTATTTATATTTGAAAATGATTCTTTGTGAAACTGAGATCCCATTTTATTAATGCGATTTGTTTTTTCTATTATTTTTCTTGACACCTGTATTACAGGATTAGTAACGGCTATTATTGCGGTTATAACAGCCACTTCCACGGCAAATACTGCCCAAAGAGGCCAAATCCACCAAGCTCCCAATGCAGTGGCGGTTGAAACTCCCACGAAAAAAACAATTAGTGCAATAAAAATACTAGGTATAGCTCCAAAAAATGATCTGGAACTTAATACAGACCCTAGTCCTGTATACATTGTAGTAGATAATATACCTTGTGATCTATTCAATGCTGTCTTGCTTTTTTTCAATATTATACGAAGTGGTACTAATACATTAAAAATTTTGCTAAATATACCCGAAAAAATACCACCCGCAGATTTCCTAATATTACTAAAAAGAGTTCTGGCACTATTCATATCATTGCCTATTGCAGATACAGCATCGGCTGCGCCTTTCCTGGCAGCGGATTCTGCAGCGGTTTCAACTTCAACGACATCCTTTAAAATATCAGTTAAACAGTAATTTAAATTTTCGGCGGTATATTCAATTTTGGACATATTTGCTGGAGCGTTAATTAATCCAGCGAAGGGTATGAATAGAGGATTACACCTTATACCTTTCCAATCTTTTTTTAAAAATTTTAGACTAGATAAAAAATAATTATAACCAAAAATACAACCAAATGCCATTAAAATTAAGCTTGAAATTATAACCGATCCACCATATTTGTCTATATAACCAACTTTAGAATATGCATCAGTTAAATGTTCTTTTAACTGACTCGGTGCACGTCTTTCTATACCCGGTATTTTATTCATGATATGTCTTCCTATATCAGCGATACTTGCCATATATATTAACTGTATATTAAAGGTAAAATATATTTGAATTTTTACCTTTGATATCAATATTAAGAAAATGTGGATATAGTCTTCAAAGATCCAACTACGGGACCATTGATAATACTTTGCCCCATCAGTTGTTGCCCCTGCATCATATGCATAAGGACTGACATAATTCCGATTAATTTCATAATTAGATCTCTAAAGCCTATTATGAACTTTTGCATTTCAATCAAAACATTATTGAATACTCCGAATACATTTGTGAATTGTCCCCCAATAGCTGGTCTCAATTTAGATTGAAGGTCTCTAAATCCGGAGAATTGTCCCGATAAAGCGCTTATATTTTGGGTTAAGCCTCCAGTAGCTGCTGCGTGAGGTGCCATATGATAAGGCATTGTTGAAGATTGTAGTTGCGCAATACATTGAGTGAAATTATCAGCTGTATCATGGCCAAAAAAACTTGCAAATGGTAAAATCATTGGATTGCATCTATATTGGACCCAGTTAGTTTTAATATTATTAAATCCCACAATTAGAAAACTAACAAGAAAACAGGTGTAAAATGCTGCTATTATTAATACGGCTAAAAATATGTCACGAAATTTCATTAATATTAAAATATAATGTGATTTTAATATTAGACTAATGTCTAATTCTATACTTTTTCTTTATTTTTTTTGAAAATAATTTTGGGTATTTTCTCACTATTTTTCCAGTTACTCGTTTACCTCGAGAATTTTTATTTTTATAAAACAGGTGTTTTCTTAAACCTTCAAGTCTGGGGAATTTCAAGTGCCGTCTTTTTCTAGTCTTCTTCTTTTTCATAGATTTTTTTTTAGATTTGGATCTATACACTCGCCTTTTTTTCCCACCATTCATGTTATTCAAATTTTCTACAAAAGTACCTAATGCCGAAGTTCCTCCACGTTTTTTTCTTGTCCCCCCTCCACTCCAAGAATCGCCCATACTATCTAAAGAACCAGCGCATAAAGTATTTGCCATTAATTGCTGCGCAGCTGCAATATTATCATTAGGATTGGGAGACATTGTATTAGATGATCCAGCGGTATATGTAGTTATTGTCGTTGGTACTCCACTACATCCGCAAGATTTCGATCCTCCTTTTTTGCGTCTACTTTTGCGTCCGCCTTTTTTCTTATTCCTACGTTTACCTCCTACATTTGCGCCTGCTTTTGTTAACAACTCATTATGTTTCTGAGCTGCATTTCTGTTGCTATTTTGTGCGTATTTACCAGCGGTGGACAAAAAAACCACATTCGCGGCAGCCTTGGGTAGGATGTATGTCATTCTAAAATATAACTATAAAAAATTTTTAACATAAAGAAATATATCTCATATATATTATAATGAGTCATCTTAGCGATAAAGATAGGTTAAATTTGCAAAATATGGTAAAATCATATGATGCGGATGATAATACTAGTAAAATACGCGAATTAAAACATAGTGTAAAAATAAGGGATAGCGTCGAAACATTGTTAAAATTAAAACGCAAGCATAGTCGCATGCAAAAAACAAATAAAGCTATGTTTGAAAAGCTTATTATTTCTAAATGTAATTTCCTATGGAATAATTATACTAACATTTTTAATAGACTATTAAAAGATGAAATGAATATTAATATATTATATAAGTTTATTGATAAACTTAGAGAAATTGAAAATGGCGTTACCGACCAACATACCGCTTCGGTTGATATAGGCAAAATTCTTAAAGAAATGTATATTGACAGTGCTCTTAGGAAAGAAAAAAAATACGAAGAATCTGATACTTCTGAAAAGCCCAAGGAGAGAAAACCAGTGAAAAATATTAGCTGGCACAAATTTAAGTCGGCCGGTATAGGGCAATAAAAGATAAATTGAAATCGTATAAAATCTTCATTCTAAATTAATTTATAATGAAGTTAGTAATAGTAGAATCTCCCGCAAAATGCAAAAAGATCGAAGGATACCTGGGTCAGGGGTACAAATGTATAGCAAGTTTTGGTCATATATATCAACTGTCCGATATTGAAAAGGAAAAGAATTATAATCCAAAATTTAAGTTACTTTCGATGAAAGGGAAATATATCACAAATTTGCGGACGCATATCAAAAAGGCAAGTGAAGTAATATTGGCGACGGATGATGACCGAGAAGGTGAAGCAATTGCGTGGCATATTTGTAGACTGGCAAAATTACCTGTTAAAACAACCAAACGAATTATATTCCATGAAGTAACAAAATCTGCGCTACAACAAGCTATTAGTAATCCCACTACCATCAATATGATGAAGGTAAATGCTCAACTTGGACGACAGGTCTTAGATAGAATGGTGGGATTTACGATTTCACCTGTTTTATGGAAACAATTCTTTCATGGTGGTAAAAATAAAGGTGGGTTATCTGCTGGAAGATGTCAAACGCCCGCTTTACGGTTAGTATACGAGAATCAATTAGATATCGACGCTGAACCTGGAAAGAAGGTATTTGAAACTATTGGTTATTTTACAAAACATAATTTACCATTTAAATTAAATCACGACTTTGAAATCAACGATGATATTGAAAACTTTTTAGAAAGCAGTGTCAATTTCGAACATAAATTATTAAAACTTAAAAACCCAACACAAAGTACAAGAAAGGCTCCCTTTCCATTTTCAACATCATCTCTGCAACAAAGAGCTTCAAATGAATTACACTTTTCTCCAAAAAGAACGATGCAATTAGCTCAGAAATTATATGAAAATGGACATATCACATATATGAGAACGGACAATAAAAAGTATAGTCCAGAATTTATCCAAAAAGCTAAACCATTTATCCGGAATAGATGGGATGTAGACAATACCTATATTAGAAACAACATTGGTATTATAACTATCGGAGAAACAAAACAAAAAAAGAAAAATGATACCGCTCAAGAGGCACACGAAGCAATTAGACCTACAAAATTAACTACTGAAAGCGTCGCATTGGGTGATCCGGAAAATAGACTATATAAACTGATTTGGTCAAACACTGTGGAGAGTTGTATGAGTGATGCCACTATGGATATTCTAACGGCTATCATTACAGCACCTTCTGAATATAAGTATAAATATAAAGCGGAACAGGTTAATTTTCCAGGATGGATGATAGTTCGAGGTTATGAAGAAACGAATAAAATCTATAACCTTATTGCAAAATTTAAATCAAAAGCGGTTGAGTATATCAAAATTTATAGCAAGCAAAATCTTAAAAATCTTAAAACGCACTTTACTGAAGCACGACTTGTTCAAATGTTGGAAAAAAAGGGTATTGGTAGACCATCTACATTTTCAAGTTTAATATCAAAAATACAGGATAGAGAATATGTTAAAAAAGGCAATGTTGAAGGTAAACCTGTTGCATGCGTTGATTATCAGCTTGTAAAGGAAGAATTAGATGAAATAGAAATTACACGCACTTTTGGAAATGAAAAGGGGAAATTATTAATTCAACCATTGGGGATCATGGTCATAGAGTTCCTATTAAAACAATTTGACTCTTTATTCGTATATGAATATACGGAAAAAATGGAAAAGGAATTGGATAGTATTTCACAAGGTAATCTTAATTGGCAAGAATTGTGTAAAAAGTGTGATGCAACAATGTCTTCTTTAATGACTGAAATTAAAGATAATAAGTCGCATATTAAGATTGATGATCATCATGTTTATATGATTGGTAAATATGGTCCCGTTATAAAATATGAAAAAGACGGTACTACTGAATTTAAAAATGTCAAAAAAGATCTCGATTTAGACAAACTTAAAAATGGCGAATATAAACTAGAAAATATTATTGTCGAGAAACCAAAGTTTGGTGGGAAAAATTTGGGATCATTTAAAAGCAACGAGGTTATACTTAGAAAAGGTAAATTTGGATTATATATGACGTGTGGTGGTAAGAACTATTCTCTTAAAGGAATTGATAAATCATTAGAAGGAATTAGACTTGAAGATGTTATTGATATACTTTTGGGTACAAAAAGTACAAACCCGAAAGTATTAAAAATGTTGAATGAAGATATGTCTGTTAGGAAAGGTAAATATGGTCCTTACTTATTTTATAAAAAAAAGACAATGACAAAGCCGAGATTCTTTGGAATTTATGAGGTATTTGGTGGAAATAAAGGTGATACTTTTGATTGGAAAAGCAAGTCGTCGAGTGAACTTATTAATTTGGTAAAGAAAAACTGTCTAAAGTCTGTATAAGCCTGGCATTCTTACAGTGCGAGTTCTCATTTGTTCATCTCTTAGCATATTAAATTCAATGGTAAATGATAATGGTAAACATTTGAATTTTACTATTCTCCCATCGTGGTATCTAAATTTAAATTTAAGACGAGTCAATCTTTCTAACGGAGGTTCATAATGTGAAATATTCATTAGAGCCGAATTTCTAGAATCAAATTGTTGAGAAAACGCTGGACACGGTAATGGTATTTTCGCAAACGCGCTATTTACCTTACCGTGATAATCATTATTAAATAATCCCGAAGTATTTTCTGAATAGGGCGCGATCTCATCCATGCTATTATACTTATCTACTTCCATATAGATAACATCTTCTCCGAGAATATTTATATTACAAATTTTATTTTTTTCTCGCCATTCTGCAATTACTCCGCTTAAATCTTTGGGTGGTACATTCGCTGTAACCGACTCAGGAGCTTGGGGTTTTTTAACATTTACAAACCAGTTCTCATCGGTAGTGTTGTCTAACCAGTAATTATGTGAACCGCTATTTTTATATTCATAATCAAATCCATAAGGACCGCCTGAATTTATAGGGCCTTCGGGGGCACATCTTTCTGGAGTTTTTTCGGCTTCATATACCGCCTTTTTATATCCTAAATAATCCGGCAATCCCCATTTTGTATATTTGTTAAAAAGTACGTCTTGTGCTGGATTATTGCATGATTTATAGAAGTGTTGTTTATCAAATACTAATGAAAACGGATCGCATACATTTCCAAACCACATCGTATTATCAATACAATTATATTTACAAACAAAAAAAATATATTTTTGACCAATATCTTGTGCTTGGGCACTATTCATTTTAGTTTGTATTTCCTTTGTTAGTTCTTTTGGACAATAAGCCCCTTCATCTATCTCAATATCCAGTACTTTTGGCGTTGAAGAAGGCAATCCTACGCTAAAACTCATTTTTGTATTTTGATATTCTTCACTGAATATAAATTGATTGCTAGGCAATGATATTGTATCTAATCGCATAGATTGTACATTGAGTAATGTTTGTGGTAACATTATTTCAAAATGATTGGCTTCTGGCCATTTTTTAATGTCTCTATCGTATGAATGAAAAGATATTAGTTTGCGATCTAAAACATATGTTTGTTGTCTAGGAATAAGTGGATGTGATTGCATGGTATTTAAATTACTCATTTAATAAAATATTATATTTTATTTTCAAGTCTACTTCGAATTATTTAGTAAAATAAATAACACTATATATTATACTAATGTCGACAACGAAAGACGTAATATCTTCAAAGACTGCCACAGCAATTACAAGCGAGGTTTCAAAGTGGGAACAATATAGCTGGATACAAATCGATCAGTGGTTGGTTGTTTTTAAAGTTTTTATAGTTATAGGAGTTACTATATTCACCATCGGTCAATTTTCAGGTGTATCCGATACTGATTTGGCTGCTTATATATGGTTCGCAATTGCATTAATAATTACATGGGTTCTTAGTCTAAAAATGATATCAAATGAAAATAATTCTGAAGTAGGGCTTTGGTCAGCAATAAGCAATGCTTCTGTAATGTTGCCTACTTTAGGGACCCTTTTGCCTCTTGGAGTTTTGATATATGTTCTTATAAAGGTTCGACCGATTTTACAGAATAATTTAAATAATCTTCCACCTCAATTTTTCTGGTTTAATAGATTAACATTCTTTTTGGTGGTAATGCAGATGTTCATACTGAGTAAATTTTATAATACAGTATCAACTAAAGATGAATATAGAGGAATATGGATCGCTTCTATGATATTATTTTCCGTATTAACAAGTGCTGCTGCCATTGAATTATATGTTATAATAACTTCTTTTATAACGGATGGTTAATAATTAAATTTAAATATTTAATTAATTATTAAAAAAAAATCTGAATGTTGTGCCATAATTTGAATCATCCGTCCAAATTCCCGAAATTTTTAAAAGAACGTTTGCATGTTCAAGTCTTGATGGTTCAATATCTTCTTCACTGAAAATTTTAATATAGTGCTGATTTAATTGTTCTTCAATTCTATATGTGGGGTTTTTAATATTAGGTGGCGCGATTTCTAAAAGTCTTCTTTCAACATCCTTAATAAAAGCAATGCTCTTTCTATTTGATGCCTTATCAAAAATACACTTAATTTTATTGAAGTATTTCTCGATTCTTACATTTTTTAAAGAGAATATTATAAATAAACCATTTGATATAAAATATGGATCAGAATAGTATACTCTGTAAAAATCGCCACCGCTTAAAATATTGTTTTTTGTCTTATCTGAAAACATTATATACTCATTATGATATTGCTCAGGTGTAATTACAAGATGCATGTGTTAATAATATTTGACAGATAACATTTAAGTCATTCGTTATCATTATTAAGTAACGCTATAAAATGCAGTGTCAAAATATTTTCGTTTGTTATATCCTTTGTAGTATTCATTAAATTAATCGCATGCTTACAGTGATTTAATGATTTTTCAAGATTTTGTACTTTTATATCAATATATTTTATCCAAAGATTTGTCAGGTTGGGGTGAGATGATTCATATTTAGTTAATGATTCTCTCGTCTGAATTAATAAATCGTCCATTATTATAATTACTTTTTTTATTTTTATTAGTATTTAAGTAATAAAGATAAAAGGCCTATTTTAACCAAATGGTTAAATATTTTGAAACCCGATTTGAAGAATATTTACAGGCTACGAATAAAAAAAGTTTACACCCCGAATTGAAAAATCTTGAAAATCTGCACCAAAATAAAATGATAGATGATAATATTATTTTTTTTGGGCCAGCAGGGACGGGTAAATATACACAAGTTTTAAATTACATTAAAAATTTTAGCAATTCAAAATTAAAATATGAGCGAAAAATGAATATAAATTTACAAAAAAATAAGCAATATACCTTTAAAATAAGCGATATTCATTTTGAGATTGATATGGAGTTACTGGGTTGTAATGCAAAGGTATTGTGGAATGCTATTTATAAAGCAATACTTGATATATTATCAACGCGGCAATCGCATACAGGTATCGTGGTGTGTAAAAATTTTCATAAAATTCATAATGAATTATTAGATGTGTTTTATAGTTACATGCAATCATTATCGCATAAAAATATTACGTTATCTTTTATTTTTATTTCGGAATCTATTAGTTTTATTCCTGATAATATATTGAAAAGATGTAAAATATTGCCGATTAAACGTCCCACGAAATCTTTATATAAAAAATGTATAGGTAATGTTGTTAATACGGAACTCGATATCACCAAAATTTGTAATATTAAAAACGTGCGCAGTAATAATGCTTTATTAATGGATCCAAATAAAAAAGTGGTTGGTAAATTAATCGATAGTATTGAAAACTATAAATCTATTAATTATCTTGAATTTAGAGATAAATTGTATGATATTTTTATCTATCATTTAGATTTGAATGATTGTATTTGGGAAATTATCCACCATTTTATTAGCACCAAAAAAATAAATGGAGAGAAAATGGAAAAGATACAGATATGGTTATACAAGTTTCTCAAATTATATAATAATAATTATAGACCCATTTATCATTTAGAAAGATTTATGTTTTATTTATGTAAGACTATACATGAATTTTAATAAAGCCATAGAAACACTTGATCTTTCCAGCAAATATTATACGGAAAAAGAGCTAAAACGGGCATATTATAAAAATGCTATTAAATGGCACCCAGATAAAAATATAGGATGCGATGAAGCGGTGGATAAATTTAAAAAAGTAAAGGAAGCTTATGATTTTTTGTCACAAGATAAAACGGAAAAGGAAAATATTGAGGATATGTCATATTCTGCTATTATAAAGCGATGTATTTTTTTTGTAATGCCTGATTTTCAATGGAATAATTTATTTGTAGATTCTACTGTACAAACGGTTTTTAAAGATTGTAAAAAGGTATCAATAAAATTATTTGAAAAATTATCAAAAGAGAAATCACTCGAAGTGTATACATTTCTCTCCAATCATAAAGATATTTTGAATGTTGAGGATGATATGTTGAAGAAGATGTTGGAGATAATTAAGACCAAAACCCAGCATGATAATATCATAATTTTAAATCCCGATATAAATGATTTATTAAATGATAAAATTTTCAAATTAGAAGTAAATGAATCTTCATTTTATGTCCCATTATGGCATACTGAAATTATATTTGATGATATTTCGGGCAATGATTTAATAGTAAAATGTATACCCGAGTTAAATGAAAACACGTATATTGATAATTTAAATCATTTACATGTTAGTATTGACAAAAATATCGTTACAATCTTACGCGAAGGGATGGCGAGTGTGAAATTGGGAGATAAAATATTTGAAATTAAAGGAAGTGAATTAAATATTATGAAAAATCAAACAATTATTTTAAATAATAAGGGGATATTATTAGAAGATCATGAGAATTTGTATAATGTAACTAAAAGATGCGATATATACATTCATCTAACACTATTGGATAAATAAAAATTTTATACATATTTTTTATTTATATTAAACTTTTAGGCAGTAGACTTGGTTTTCTTTCTACGAACTACCTTTTTCTTCTTGGGCGCTGGAGGTGTTTGTACCTTCTCCTCTTCTTCCTCCTCTTCATCCGAACCATTAAATGTTGGAGTTGAATCAACTGGGTCCTCTTCTTTTTCCTCTTCCTTCTGCACGCTCTCAATCATCTCGTCATCATCACTGTCTGCATCAAGATGACATACTCCAGTACCGACAAGTCTGACCGGTGGACGAACTTGTGCCTGAACAAGCTTCCAAGTAACACCAAATCGACCGCCAGCCATCCAAATACCATTACAAGCGATGAGTCCCTTGATATACGAACGCGATGGAACCAGATCGACAGGAGACTTATTACCTTGAGGACCTTCACATCCTTCCTTTGTTGGCAGGAAGGTTGGCTTGCTCTTTGTATCATACAGTTCAATATTAAACTTGCCCTCCCAGAAAGGCAGTTTGAGTTTCATGCTTGGATTTCGTGTGTAATCGAGCTCGCCCGAAATCTTATCCTTTGGATACTTAAGAAGAGGATACATCATTGCCTCAGCAACCTCCTTGCTCATTTTGTTCTTACCAAACCATTCCTTTGAATTCTTAACTGCGTCGTTTAGAATTTTATCTTGGAGACCTTGCATATTTTTACAAAACTGCGCAATGCTAGAAGACTTCTCATTCTCAAATACCATATTTAAATCATACGATACACGTCCTGAATTTTCATCCACTCGTTCATTCACTCCCCAAGTGAACATCATTGGAGCACTAATTACAAGTGGTTGTCCGCCAAGACGTAGTTGGACTTTCTTTCCTCCTCGTGAATCAACTGTTGCTGGCTTGTACGCGATGTCATTAGGATTAAGGTGTTTTGCTTTTACGATCATTTCGGTTGCTTTACTCATTTTGGATATTATGAGTGTAATATAACCTCTCTCTTTTAAATCAATTTTTTGAAAATTTTAAGTATTTGAATCATATATTCCACGATACCATGATGGAGTACGCTATAAACCATTATTATATTATTTTTCCTACAAGAAATGTTATAATATATTTAAATTTGCTATTAAACATTATATTTAGATTCGCTATTTAAATACGCTACATCAGTGTAGTTTAAAAACTTAATTATAAACTTTATAAAAAGATTTAAATTTAGGAATATTATATATACAAGAATGAAATTATCACCAAAAACATTTCTACGAGTTCATTTATATGAAAATCCCCCACCCCCGCCACGAAACCGCAAAAAAATATCAAGCGAAGATTTTTCAATACTATCTTATTGCGAATGGAATAAAGTACTCGCTGTAAACTACAACGTGTCGCAATTAAAAGACATGGCGAGATATTATAAACAAAAAGTATCTGGTAATAAAAAAGAATTGGTAAAAAGAGTATACAATCATTTAAAATTATCATTCTATGCCATCAAAGTGCAAAAAATATGGAGAGGATTTATGATAAAAAACTATAATAATTTACACGGTCCTGGAGTTTTTAAAAGAGCAAAATGTATAAATAGTAGTGACTTTTTATCGTTGAATGATATTAAGGATATTTCACATAATCAGTTTTTTAGTTTTGAAGATGATGGGTTTATTTATGGGTTTGATGCCAAATCATTACATAATCTCATTATCAAAAATAAGACACCTACCAACCCTTATAATAGAAAGGTTCTTGGTAGCAATATTATTAATAATTTTAACAAATTTTTACGTTATGGAAAACTATTGAAGAAAAATACGGTAATTAGTTTAAAAGATTCAACCAATAATTTGAGTATTAACAAGCGAATAGAGCTTACGGCTCATACAATATTCCAGAAAATAGATGAACATGGTCACGTAACGAATGCTTCATGGTTTTTATCTCTTGAAAAGCCGCAATTAATAAAGTTAATCAGAGAACTAGCTGATATTTGGAATTATAGAGCGGCGCTAACTTCTCAAATAAAAATAGCCATTTGTCCGCCACACGGAAACCCTTTTTCTGGAATTAATTTGCATTCTTTAGCAGGTCAAAATATACAAACTCTGAAAATGAATATATTGAATATTTTTGATAATTTAATATCAAAAAGTCCCGAAAGAACAAACCGATCATTGGGCGCTTTTTATATATTAGGATCACTTACATTAGTAAATCAAAATGCAGCAAATGCACTTCCATGGTTGTACGAATCTGTTTTTTATTTAACAAATAATCAAAATTAAATTTGTCCATTTTTTGCGTAATATTTAGGATTTTGGTACGACGCAAGGTCTTATAATATTAAATAAATAAATTGTTCTATCAAACAACTTAAAAAGTATATGCATAAATAGATTATAAAATGACAAAAGCAAAGAAAGCCACCAAAGCTAAGAAAACCACTTCCACCAAGTCGAAGAAATCTGTTGCAAAGAAGGTTGTTGCCGCAGCTCCCGTTGTCGCAGCACCTGTTGTCGCAGCACCTGTTGCCGCAGCACCTGTTGTCGCAGCACCTGTTGCCGCAGCTCCAACGGTTCCTACCCTTACTGAGAGCTTCCAAGAGTTACTCGGTCAATTGCAGGCTCTTCGTAGCCAACTGACCAGCGTTACTGGTCATGTCCGAGCCCTTCAGAAACGCGCAGATCGTGAGCTTAAAAATGCTCAAAAGGCAAGTAAAAAGCGCCAACGCAGAACTGGAAATCGTGCTCCTAGTGGATTTGTGAAGCCAACCAAGATCAGTCTCGAACTTGCCAACTTTTTGGGTAAGCCAAAGGGAACTGAAATGGCACGCACTGAGGTTACTCGCGAGATTAATAAGTATATTCGCGCGAATAAGCTTCAAGACAAGGACAACGGTCGTATTATCATTGCAGATACCAAATTGCGCAAGCTTCTTAAGCTTAAGGTGGAGGACGAGCTTACTTACTTTAATCTCCAACGCTATATGAGTCCTCATTTCGCCAAGAACGTCAAAAAGGTCCCAGCTTCTCAATAAATTATTAATAACGAATAATTAAATTTAATGAAAAATTTTAATTATTCAATCTTTATTATTTCAAATACTTAATTCACGAAAATGAATCCATTATTTGAAAGTATGTGTTTAAGAGCCGGTTTATTAACAGCTCTATTTTTGATTAGACAGTATCTGATCTTATTGAGAATTTCAGATGGATTTTTGTTATATATATCAAATACATCTTTCACTTGATAGTATTTTCTCAGAGTAATTTTATTATTTAAACTCAACCAAGACAAGAAATCCAATGTATTGGGTCGTTGTTTATATCGGGTGAAAAGTTTATAAAATGTGAATATATTTCTATGACTCTCATTATAATCTGTGCCCGAAAGAATGCATAATTGTCGAAACTCTGTAAATTTCATGCCGACCGATTCTAATATTTTTTCGAGTGGGTATACCACTACCGTATGGTTCAATAGACTTATATATTTTAATACTCTTGGACAACCATATGCAAATAAATCGGTGTCTTCACTCAAACAAGCATAAGCCGCTCCTTTTATAACAATAGCAGAACATACCTCGTCTGCTTCATTTATAGCGGTTATATATTTTATACCATACGCATCTAGCATACCTTTTACTTCTTTTATATCATCGTATGTTACCTTAACAAATTTGCGTCGCAATTGGGTCATCTTCTCTTCTTGTTCCTCCCTATCATTCGGCGACAGGTTCTCTACTCTTTTCATTATATTAAAATACTCGCGCTTGGCAGCGTCTCGTTGCTCTTTACGCTTCAAAATAGTTTCGGTTTTGTTTTTCATGGATTTTCCATCGAAAACAAAGAGAGCTGATATATCGTTCACACGAAATAAAGTACATAGTAGATAAATATTTTCTATCAATGCGTCCATTGCTTTAAACCTATATAGATAAATACTAGCATCAACTACAATCCGTTTTCCAGACAACTTGCTAAGTGATGTTTTATACGATCCATTTTCCCGGAGGTTGCGTAAGAATGTTGTTAATAAATGAATTCCCATTTAAAATTCAAAATATACGTAGTTAGTGTGTTGAGATAAGATTGATTTGATACTAGTTTTCATATCATTTTTATAATCAATTTTTTATATTAATTCTATTATGGTCATTCTCATTGTTTTCACCAATGCATCATTATCTTTATTTGCTATTTGCAACTTGTTCTCTTTTAATATTTCATGTATTTTACCCAAATCCTTTATAAACAAGGATGAGTCATAATAAGTAGTTATAAATTTGTAAAATGACATTAAGTTGCCTTTAGAGCGATGAAATGCTAATATGTTATCATTATTACTTTTACACCATTTCATAAACGGAATCGCGTTATATAACAAAATTGCTTTAATAATATAATATGCAAAAATATTGGTTTCTTCTTTATATAAATATTTTCTTGCTCTATCACTCAATTTATTTTTATTATGCAAATTTTTATAATGCAATCCCATAAAATCCAATACTTTTACACATTGAAATAGTGAGAAAAATTGTTCAAAAGCAATACAGTACTCAGCATATAAATAGAATTCTTTTACTCCCTTATGTTTTGACATATAGTATGCAGTAAATGTACAATTCATTATAGTAGCCCAAAATTCAGTATAAGCCTCATATAAATTGAACTTACTGTTTATAGGAAACAACCTCTTAATTTTATTATTCAATAAAGTATTTGACATTGATGAAAAATCCAAACCAAGCGAGTGAAATGTTTCATGTATGAAAACTTTAAAAATTTCCTCTTTTCTATACAAGCAAATCTCTCCATCGGCTACACAAGTCGTAGTTACGGCAGTATTTGCATGACTTGGTGAAAGTATTATAACCTTATTTTCAGGAAGTACTTTTTTTATAGGAGTCATATAACAAAAAACTTTTAAAGTTTTGCTGCACGTTGATCTAGCATAATTGCTAACAAATTTTAACCAAGTTAACATTTTGGAAACTAAATTATCAAATTTTACTAACTGGTTAAACTCATTATCATTCATCAAATAAAAACTAATACTTATATCGCGACCGGCTATATTACATTTGTAATTTATCACCCCTTTGATATTCTTTTTAATGTAGGTTTTAATATTGTTCGGTACATATACGCTACTCAATAAACTACTATGCACTATAGATTTGAAATTATTAATTTCTTTTAATGATATTTTAATTTTTTTATCCTTCCATTGTTTTTCTGTAAATTTATCAGCGGATTTTAATTCGGAATAAAATTTTTTCATAATTCTATCAAAATATTTTTGTTGCGATGTATTTTTATTTTTGATAAATTTTTCAAAATGATCCATCATTGTTGTCATAATTTGTTCAGAATCCTCGGAAAACTTCATTGGATTAATATATATAAACAGTATAATATTTATAAATAGTTATCAATAATAATCTTTTTTATTATTGATAAATGCGATTATTACAACATTTCCCTTATCTTCATGGTATCATAAAATATAATTGGAGATTGTCCTCTAACAAAATGCTGCAATTTTGCATCTTTTGTCGCCATTAATACTCGTCTCGCCTCATCTACTTGTTTATATTTAGCCATCTGTCCACGATACATCGCTCGTTCGTTTTCTTTACTTGAAAAAAAGTCTTCATCTATCTTTACCTTTTTGGGTCTTAATTGTTTCCCTCGAGATTTCCCAGTTTTTCCACCTGCCCCTTTTGCCATAATAGGATCTCGGGACAGTTCTGTATCCGCGTCTAAAGAAAATAGTTCATAAAAATCACGGTTATTTTTCTTGAACTTGGATGCGTGGTAGAAATGCTCAACACTTTTCCACTGTTTTCCATCTAAAGTAAACTCACCTTGAAAGAAATTAGAAAGTACCTTTCTCCAGTTTTTAATATCGGCCAATTCTGCAAACTTCATCACCTCCTTTTTATCTATTTTCTCTCCAGCACCCTTTCCAGGCTTTGAATCTCGAGACTTAGAATAAAATTGGAATACTATTTTATCATTATATTTCACATCTTTCATATTTTCCAATCCTTCATCAAATTTATCCTCTTCAGGTAGCCCAATATCTTCCACGCCCGAATCCGTCTTCGGCAACGGTACATCGTCTTCATTTTTTGATTCAGGAGCGCTTTCACCGATTAGACTAGTTTTTAAAGCTTTAAATTTGGGTATTAAATTATAAATACCATCATCGCTTTCCATACATTTTGTAACAATCAGTTCCCTTATTGTATACGGTAACGCATTGAATGTAAAGATTCGTTGATTTTTATATAAGATAAGTTTGTAATGGTTTCCTGTATAACATAATATAATATAGTACTTGGGTTTGAATATTCCTGCTGACTCAATATCATCATCAACCATATTACCGCACTGCAAAACATTTCCAAAATCTTTGTGATTAAAATTATATTCGGAGAGAATAATTAATTTAATATTTAATGCACGCTCCAATATATTAATTGCCCACGTTTCAGCCCAAAAATCGCACGTTTTGACTTTTGTTTTAAATTCGTCTAATTTAGTTACACCTTTTAACCAAATATAATCTTGCATGTTCTCTCTCGCATACGTGTGTTCCCGTTTCGCCCTTCTAATTTCTTCAATTGCTTTTGTTGCCTGTTCGGTTATCACTGTCTTATCTTCTCTTGTAGAGGAAGTGTCGAATTGTGCCTTTAATGCAATGATATCATTTTGAATTTGATACATTTTTTGCTTAGTTGTTGAAATCTCAGTGTTATACATGTCGTACTGTTCTTTGAAATTATCAAAGACCTTTTGAGTAGCCTTCTTGGCAACCTCTTCCCTTAACTGATCGACTGTTATAGACTTTTTACCTTTATATGCGTCCCGAATTGTGGCAAATAAACAATCGCCGCCCGCTTCGTTATCTAAAAGTTTATATTTGCTACTTTTCATAAATCGTTTGATCCATTCATCGCTTTTTTTTGGTTTATATTCGCTTCTTTCTTTCATTCCCGATTCCATTGAAGCTTTGGAAATTACGATATCATCTTTTTCATTATCATCATCTTCTTTTAAAATTTCACTTAAAACAGTCGGGTTATTTGGACTCGACCAAACATCTGTTTCCAAGCTTTCCTCCTCAAATCCAACTACTAATGGGTCTTTTGTCACGCTTTCATCCTTAGACAGGTCAACATCAATATCATCATCCTCTAATTGTTGAGTACCTAAAAGTTTTTCAAGATGCTTATGTGTAAAAAAATCGTAATATAATGGCAACGGATTTGTCATTAAACTGACATCGAAATCATCATCTTCATCCAATAATTGCGTATATTGAGATGCCAAAAATTCATAAATCCCTATTTGTTCAACTACCGATTCGTCTTTAACAATATACACGGGAATATACAATATCCCCTTATCAGCATAAGTATATCTTACATTCCCTAAAGCTATACCCGCCATAATGTTTGGAAACAATTCTATATCAAACTGAACTGCATCATATCCAAAATCACTTTCATCTACGGCGTCGGTACCTATATAAGTTATACTATCATCTATCAATGACTTTACCATATATTTTAATCTAATATTAAAAATTTACTTAAGTACTTATCTCCCCTTATTTCTTCTATACAAGACCACAATCTTTTGCGTCTATAAAGTATTTCAATATTTTCGGGGTTCTTTTCAAAAATAACGATCTCTTCTACTAGTTGATCCTTCCTTTTTTTCCTTTTACTGATTCCATAATATGCAGCAATCCGTTCTAAATCTTTTTTGATATAATTTGTTTGATAATCTATTTCCAATGCAATAAAATCATCCATTGCAACAGATGAAGTCATTTCCATTAAGTCCACCTCTTTTACTAAATCTTCATATGTTACTACTTTTTCATATTTTTTATCCTTACATTCTTCTTGGAGAAAAAAATGTATATTTTCTTCAATACTCATATTATATAAATATAGTTATATTTTTATATCATTCAATATAACTATATTCAATATTCCTCATCTAGATCCATAAATTTAAATATGGTTTTACTACTAAGACTACAATGCTTGCTTGCTTTCATGGTTGCCGCGTTTGATACAAAATTTTTGATTTCAATAGACTTTTCCACATAATGCGTTTCGATAAATTTAAACCCTTCGCTGATCATTACCACAATATTTTCAACGATTTCGTCTACCTCGTTTTTTTTGTTTTCTGTATCGATATATGCGCTAAATTTATTAATTAAGATATCCAATAAACCAATAACCTTATCTGGTAAAATCACATCTTGCTTCATAAGATGAACAAAGAAGCTACTCAAAGATCTTCGTTTGCCATTTTCTTTATTAATTGCACAAAATTCATCATAATCTTCTTCAGCTTCGATATGTCGAATATTATTAAACAAATCAAGAAAAGAATCCACATTTTTCTGACAAATAGAATTCATAACAGGCACAATTTCAATTAGCCCTTTATATGATTTTGCATATAGCTCGGCCCAGAATTTATTCATGCTACCAATTTCAAATATTGATTCGCCAATCTTTAAAAGCTCTGATTCAGGAGGGTCAGTATTTATGATTTCCTGTAGCAATGTTTTGATTTGTTCTTGTTTTTCTTCATAATTTTTTGATGTCATTTTATTGAAGAGCGTTCTAAGATCATCTAATTGTTTTTCAATACCAACGGTGTTATTTGTACCAATAGTAGTCGTCGGCTTAAAATTTCTCATTTCCTTCCAATCCTCTTCCGTAATATTCACTTTTTGCTGACGTCTTTCTCTTCTAGGATTATTATTATTTTTATTCTTGAACACCGGCGTTCTTTGATAAGTAGGTGCTCCTACAAGAGCTGCTAATCTATTAATAGACTTAATAGCCGCTTCAGATAATACATTATCTCCTGGATTTAATCTACCATAAATTTTATTAAAATCGTCAAGAGAGTATTGATGATCTGCTAATATAGATGTCATTTATTTACTTTGAATACACGAGAACTGTTTATATCAATTTTTCAGATCATTACCTCGGTATAATACCAAAAAATTGATCGAGATATTAGTTTCTTTATCCACTTAAACAAATCATTATCTTAGTATATACACATGGAAAGTAAATCAAACGAAAACAAAAGCGATAATACATCAGGTCCAACTGAAATACAAAATTGGGACGATACCCCACTTATTAGAGATGCCATTCTTAGAGGGATCTTTGCAAATGGTTTTGAACAACCAAGTCCAATTCAAAAAAAAGGAATCGTTCCTATGATTAGAACTGATAAAAATGGAAAGCGTCGAGATATTATTGCACAAGCGCAATCTGGTACAGGAAAGACCGCGTGCTTTTCAGTGGGGGTACTTAATATCGCAAATCCTTCTGAAAAGGTAACACAGGGTTTAATTTTAGCACCAACACACGAACTAGCTAGTCAAATTTGCGGAGTAATCACTGCAATTGGGAGATTTGATGACATTGTTGTTCAGCTACTAGTTGGAGGAACATCTGTTGATGGTGATAGAGAAAAACTTGATAATAATCCACCTCATATTGTAGTTGGTACACCAGGAAGGGTACACGATATGATTCGTAGAAAATATCTTAAAACTGAAAGAATGAAAATTATTGTGCTTGATGAAGCAGATGAAATGTTGTCCCAAGGGTTTAAGGATCAAATTTATAAGATCTTCCAATATATGCCTTCTACAATTCAAATTGGCCTCTTTTCAGCTACAATGCCACCTGAGTGCGAAACATTGAGTGAAAAGTTCATGGATAAACCTCTTAAAATTCTAGTAAAGGCCGACGCACTTACACTTCAAGGCATTGCTCAGTACTTCGTTCGTCTCGATGGCGATGAACAAAAATATATGGTATTAAAAGATTTATTTGCAGGCCTTAGCGTATCACAAGCAATTATTTATTGTAATAGCACAAGACGCGTTGACGATCTACACGAAGCGATGGTGGCTGACGAGTATCCAGTTGCCAAAATTCACGGGAAAATGGATGAAATAGATAGGAAAGAAACAAATAAACAATTCAGGGCGGGACAACATCGAGTTCTAGTGACATCTGATTTATATGCTAGAGGAATTGATGTTCAACAGGTGAGCATTGTAATTAATTTTGATGTTCCAAAAAGCGAACACACTTACTTGCATAGAATTGGTAGATCAGGTAGATGGGGGAGAAAGGGTGTTGCTATTAACCTTGTTACAAAGCATGACGGCGCGCGACTTAAACAGTTTGAAGAATACTACAGTACGCAAATTAGTGAAATGCCTTCAAATTGGTCAGATCATATCAATAACGTTTAAATTCGTAATCTACATTATCTTATAATATTATTAAACTCTAATGTTAGAAGACCATCTTAATAAATCTTTTTCTTTGCCGATTGATTTTTGTTCAAATACTTACGATACACCCAAAAATTTGTTTGAAGATTTGGAACTTATTCAAACCCACAAAGATGTATCAAATGTTACATTATATGAACACTTATTAAACCCGCAAACGCCTTTTGGATATCTCACCTTGGAAAAATGGAGTGAAAAATATACTACAAACGCAGCGTTTTTAAAAGATACACAAAAAATGTTATCAAATAACAAACCGATAGATAAAATAAATATAATTGAGAAGGCATGGAAAAGTTACAAGGGTATTAAGGAAGATGAAGGTTTTATTGATAATTATCAATATATTAATTGGAAGCCTCTGCAATTTCTTAATACATCTATCGTATTCCTTACAATTATTTCTATTTATAGCATACTCTCTCCGTTATTAAATTTATTAGCTCCCATTTTGCTTCTAATAGTTCCTTTTCTTATCATGAAATTAAAAGGATTAACAATAACATTTCAAAATTATGGAATTCTACTCGTGGCATCTTTAAAAAGACACAGCTTTGGAAAATTATTGACAGGTTGGTCCACAATTCCAACCGGACAAAAAATGTATCTTATGGTAATGTTGGGTATGTATGTCTATAATATTTATCAAAATGGAATTTCATGCTACCAATTTTATAAAAACACAACAACCATTAATAATGATATCAAAAATATTAAAAACTTTCTTAAACATACCAGGGAAAAAGTTGGACAACATATAGTTAAAATTGATAAACTCGAAACATATAAACCGTACCAGGAATACCTTCAGAAAAAATTAGAAGATATTGATAATCTATTTATTTCTTTAAACAAAGTACCATTGGCCAGTTTTAACCCAGGAAAGATCCCTTATATTGGATACACTATGAAGGAATATTATAAATTGTATGAAGATGAAAAAATTCAGGACACTATCTTATTTTCCTTTGGTTTCCAGGGGTATTTAGACAATATTGGAGAGATCTCAAATAAAATAAGAAATAAGAAAATTAACAAAATGAAATACTTGAAAAGATCAAAGGCAGTTTTGAAATTAAAAAAAGCACAATACCCGGTAATGCAACAGCAACTTTCAGAATCAAAAAATATACCAAATGATATTGATCTTAAGACCAATAAACTTATCACAGGACCTAACGCATCAGGAAAGACCAGTTTGCTTAAAACTACGATCACCAATATTCTATTGTCTCAGCAATTTGGATTTGGATTCTTTAAGAAAGGTTGTATGACACCTTTTGATCACATTCATTGTTATCTTAATATACCAGACACTTCTTCGAGAGATAGTTTATTTCAAGCAGAAGCAAGGAGATGTCTTGAAATTTTGACCAAAATTAAAGATAACGAAGACAAGAAACATTTCTGTATATTTGATGAACTTTTTTCGGGAACAAATCCGTATGAAGCAATCAGTAGCGCGAAGTCATATCTAACGCATATTTCAAAATCTCAAAATATAAAATTTTTATTAACCACTCATTTTATTACCCTTTGTAAACAATTGGACGATAATTCACAAATTTCAAATGTTAACATGAAAACTAGTATAAAAAATGAAATCCCGATTTATTATTATAAATTGCAAAATGGGATTTCTGAAATTAAAGGAGGAATTACTGTACTTAAGCAACTTGGTTATCCTCAAAATATCATAGATGAAACAAATAAAGCAATGGATAATTTTTAATGTTCGTTTAATTATAATTTTAATAATATTTTAGAACTATAATATGTCACTACAGACTCTACTAATCAGTGTTTTGGTCACATGCGTCACAGTAGGTGCTACCTTTTTCTATTTTAGAAATCGTATGCAACGAACTGAGCAAAAAGTCGATTTAATGTTTAGTTTGATACAAGAACACGAAAGTAATGCTAAGTTGCGACAACAATTTCAACCAAGGGTTATACCGGGAGGCATTCATCCAAATCCAAATCAAGAACAGTTTGTTCCACAAGAAATGCATAATGCCGAAAATGAATTAATTAATATATCGGATGACGA